AGTCGTCTGCCACCAGTCTTGAGCGCCGCATGAGCGAGCGTATAGAGATCCTACTCTCATGGCTACACCCACTCTAGGACGAGCACTATGCTCGTACTCTACACCCGAAATGTGATAGTTCTCAGCCTCTGTGTTGTCGGATGGCCAAAGAGCCATTGACATAGGACCGGAGTCCCCCATACCATCAGAAACCCTATAAAGAGAATATGTCATGTTTTACTTTTTCCTGTTTTAAAGAATATATTACATCAACCATTTAACAGCATAACTTAGAGTAATGACCTTGCAGTTTCTTCTTTTCTAGCTACTGCTTCCGGTCTTTGCCAGTGTTCTTTAATTCTTTCGGAATGTTTCTCTAAATAACCCGGACAGTGTTGTGATATTTTAGAGCAGGAATAAGTTCCTTTGGTATTCCTAAATCTTGCGGTATTCCCACAGCCAAACTGACACCTAGTTCCATCAGGTATCATTTGGTGTGTCTTGTCGTGATAATGCCACATCTGTGGATTATTAGATACATAATCGCAATGATTGCATTTTCGAGGATAAGCAATACCTGATTGAATCTTGTTCTTTGAACCTTTTGGTCTTCCCATATAAATACTCCATTGTATGTAGTATTTATTTAAACTTTCTCACTGTTTTCTTTTAGTAAATTCATGTGTACCACCACTAAGTGACTGTAACTAATCGCGTGGCTACGTTTATAAGCATAACCAGTCTGATCCTTTTCCCAAACAGTCTCGTTTATTTCTTTCCAGGTCTTATTAAGCAAGTGTCGCTTCGCAGGTCTAATTGCTGCAAGAAACATGGCCAGCCTAGGAATAGAGTTTATAGGCTCCGGCATTCGTCTAACTGCTTCAAATTGGCTATTCAAGTGAATCAGTTGCTCAACGATATTTTTATCATTGAGCATTGACCAATCCGGTTCTTGCATTAACCTAATTAGATGTTCTTCATCTTTGACCATATTATATACGTAAACATTCAGTAAATCAATCTTAAAATAGCCACGGGCTTCTGCTTCTGCATAATCGATTGCAGCCATGTCATACACGGGATCATAAGGAATATCTGTGGGATATATACCAGACGGGTGCTTTCTGATAGGATTGACTTTTCGCATTGCAGCATGGACATGCTTAATCAGTGACAACACTGCGTCACGATTTCCCAAATCAATGTCAATGTCTGAATCTATTCTCATTTGATATGAGTAAAGCCAGCCTTAATTAACTTTTGGTAAGCACGTTGAACCACGATAGCCTGGCGTTCGGCATCTTCTACTGCTTTGTGAGTAGTGACGTGCCCGTCATCTTTCAACGACACACCTGCAAGATCGTAGATTGTACGACAGTCACGAATAGTCCAAAAGGGCCAGGGAATACGCATGTCTAATTCACGGAATGCATTCTCTGCTACCACCACATCGAACCCTGCGCCGTTGGACCAGATAGCCTGTTGATTCCAACAAAACTTGTACAGCTTTTCCATACATTCTTTGTAAGAGATTCTGTCCTGGTCTCCCATAGATTCGTTGATCGCTTCTGCGCTCTGAGTACTCCACCAACGAAGGGTGTCGTCACTGATGCTTCGACCAAAAGTATCTGTTTGTTCGTCAATGGTTGGACGAAGTTCTAGTTTCTCGATTACGCCTGACCCGCGCGGATCAAACTTAACGAGTCCGATAGTTAGAATGACAGTGGTTGGCGCTGTGTCCAGCGTCTCCATGTCAAGCATAATATGTGCCATAGTTAGTACCTTTCAAATTTAAACATACTTTACATTATGGTGTGATTCAAGTAATTCGGATAACTATTCACATAGCTTCCAATGGACATAAGTTTTCTCGTCCATGACAATATGTGAATGTGTTTTAAACCATGCACCTAAGTATTCTCGTTTGGTTCGATAATACTGGTTGCACCAGTCTTCTAATTCCTTAGTTTGTGGCAACAGAATGAATGTCATATCATGCCATTCACCGTATAACCATATCTTTTTCCGTATTTTTCGTTGTTCTACCATCGCAACTTAAACCACATATAATCTTTCTCATATCTAAACTTAACTCTAGTAGCATTAGGATTGTTACTAGGATCCACAGCCCATCTGCAATGCCGCTCGCACATGTCTATGTTATCATATAACCATTGTACTACTTCGTCGTGCTTTCGATGCTGTGCTTGATAGGTTGTTCCGTTATGTATGACTACTGCCTCATACCAACCCGGTTTGGTTTCTTGCCAATTCATTTGTTCTTTAATAGATGAATCATAATCTACTACTCTAACCTGCTGATTATAATGTTCTCTATAAATCATTGATACTTAAGCATAAACCAAGCTAAAATAGCTTCATCGTGTATTACCAGTCGGACACTCATATTGTAATCTGAGTCAACTGTTATGATAACATCATCTAGTTCCGGATAAATTTGCATTATCTCATCTTTTATTTGTTCTATCAAAGCAGGAGTATATTCAGCAAAGGCGTACATATCAAATAGGCGGCGCTCAAGATCAGCAGTGTTCATAACCACCTCAATGAAAACATAACCGCATCTTTGTCGGTTTCAAAATAAAACTCAGTGTAGGTAAAACCATATAACCCGCAATCCAGTTCCAATCCTAAAAATGTAGGACAATTGCTAATTGCCCAATTTTCTACTTCTCGCAGATTATCGGTATTTTCGGTATTTAACTTTACAACAGTTATCTCCGTCATGACCATCTCATGTTAAACCATAACAGGTCTTTTTCATCTCTTAGGTAGAACGCATTGGGTATCTTGTACCGAGCACCAGTGCCACTTACTAATTCTGGATCATACCATCTAGCTGAAATGGTTTGATCATTACCTGATTCTCCAAACATTCGCGTACACCATTCTTTACATTCTGCAATATTAAATGTATATACTATGTAATATGTCTTACCGTATATATACGCAAAACTTGGTGGTTCACTGAACGGATTTATATCCTGTTGATAGTACATCATTAAAATCCGGCCGAAGTTAACAGAGATTTTACTTGAGGTACTCTATCAGCGCTTCGTCTAAATTTAATTGCCCATTGTTCTGGATTAATGTAATCTAGAACCATCTTCTGTTGTAGTTCGTCAAAACTTTCTAGTAAATCGATGCCACTAGGGCATTGATATAACATCCATGGACTGATTTTACCCGTAGTTATAATGTGACATAGCTTGTTACGATTGCCGTAGCGAAGATAGTCTTTGCTTTGAATACCTTCTTCGTTGGCCTTAGCAATACAGGTTTCTATGCTGCGAGCAATCGCGTCTAGGGGGTCTTCGGTTTTTAGATAATCAATGATGAATTTAGTATAATTCGTATCGCTGCACCAACTGTCAATCTTAACATCGTTCTTTAGCAACCAATCCGCATAAGCGTTGACATTAAGTACGTTAACGTTCACGCAATAGTGACCGAACTTAACGAAAGCAAGGTAATATGCACTTTTTGTAAAGTCCAAATATGTTTTTGTCTTTTTGGAAGCCGTGTTCTTTTTGTAGAAGCGTAACCAAGAATGAAAGCCAATTCTGTTTCCAGCTAAGTCCTTATCTTGCCATCTGCGTTTATTTTCGCATAGGTGATTCATCATGGTCGTTTCTTTCTGAAACCCACGATTGCAAAACTCACAACTAAATTCTGGTTTAGTTTCCCCAGGCTTTTTCGTAGTGTTCAATGTCGTCGTCTGTAATAAGGTCACTTAACAACTCAATCTCGTCGTACTTTAATGTAGGGAACTTATCAGCAAGATACATCTTTTTCTTGTGATTTTCAATGTAAACCTCAGTGATTAGGGCAACGTCTGCATCACTTGATTTAGGATAAATCTTCTTGAAATATTCCTTAATTTCTTTAGGCTTTGCGTTTTCGCGTAATTTAACTACACGTTCTTTGATTTGGGGTACCCACTGATGGAATTGTTTGCCTATACCCGGACTAGATGCACACAGCATCATCCAAAGCAATTTAGGATGCTCTTGTACATTCTCGTTAAAGAAATGTTTATTGGCATGATAGTCGGTACTTTGAACGTAATAGCGCTGGATATCTCTGTTAGCTTTTACTGCACTGACCCAATGCATTAAAACAAATGGAACAATTTTCTTTTGTTGTGCGGCTGTTAATCTATCATAGTACCCATAGTCTTTTCTGTCTATAGCAGCCAAAACGTCAAATAGAACTAGGTCCTGATCGGGCAACGTTTCGTCTACGGGAACCTGCTCCTTTGCCATTAGTTCTTTAGCGCTTCCAGAGTTATGATATGTGCAACAGTCTGACCCAAATCTGTTCCATGCGGGACTATAGTTAGTTTGGGCATATGATTTGCAGACGTGACATTAGCGTATGATGCGTCTGACATGTATTGTACAATGAATCCTCCGTCAGCCTTAAAGACAGTGAAATTGATGCAATTTCCTTCCGGAGTACGTCCCGGAGTACGTCTACTGTTAGAAACTAACCGTGCTTTGGGAGAAGATATAAATTCATCTTGTGGCTCGTCCCAGACCCGGCGACACATTTTAGCAAACCATCGATCAAACCACTTCATACGTATCATCCTTTGCAGTTAAGTCTAGCAAGACCTTTATTTCTATCTTCGGATAAAGTGTTCTAATAACACCTACGATATCGAAATCCTTGTTGTTGTCCTGAAACTTTTCAAGTTCGTCTGTCTTAATCATTTTCTCTCCTTAAAATGCTTGGCTATAGTCTACAGTCTCACAGTTCCTGCTGATTTCCTTGACAAAGTAAACACACCTTGGTTTAGGTCCATCATCGATTGGTACTGCTAAAAATTGTCCATTACGTAATCTCGGTGCATACCATGTCACGTCTGTATAGATATCAACAATTTCAATTGGTAAAAATGTCGGGGAATGAGAAGTCAACGGATTAAATTGAAATGCATGAAATCCACGATCATTCAAGCTTGATAAGGGTAGAGTCTCTAGGTCACCGTGTTCTTGTTCACCTATCAAGACTTGCCAGTCGACCGGCATCTTGATTGTTCTCTCACCAATTTTTAAAACCAGTGCCGGTGAATTAAATGATTCTAGAAAAATAAGAGGAATAAAATGATAGTCTACGTTTGTGGGAGTAGAGTTGTCTAATATTGCAAATCGCAAATCATCAATTTCTTCCGGTAGATGTTCTAGATTATATGCCTCGTTGGTGTCCAGTGATAAAATTCTCATAGTGTTATTCTAGCAACAATGTGTGTAAAAGTCAACATTTTAGTAATCCAGTTTCTCTATAGTAAAGGGATATTTAGCCTCTTTATAAAAAGCCTTACGCTGGGTTAAATGCCTCTTTGCAAACTTACACGTACTAGTAACGTCCCAAATCTGCACGTGGTCTTTGTCTTCTGCTTTTCTTATGCCACGACCAATGCTCTGTATAACTCGTACAAATGATTTGCCTGGTTCGATGAGAACCAAATTAAAGATTCGAGGAATGTTGATGCCCACAGCCGCAACACCATATGTAGCTACAATTATCTTATCATCACTGATCGCAACCTCATCGTATTCTTCTTTGCGTTCTGTTAGTTTTGTTCCACCATTAACAAACACTGAATTTTGTAGTCTGCTGACTAGTTCT